AGGATATGATGCCCAATCCAACTTCTCTAGAAAGTGGGGATGGTATGGAGCAGTACATCAGATTGCTAAAGGAGATCTCCTACAATTTGAGAAAGTAACGGAGTTACCTCTAAGAACTGCACTCACCTATCTGGAGTATGAGATAGATAAGAATGAGGTTGAGAAATCTATCATGAAAAAAAATCAACATTAGGCTAGGTTATTAAAAGTCTTTTTTCATATCTTTGAATATCATTAAAAAGATAGAGAGATGATGATTTCAGAAAACCTTTACACATTCAATCAATTAAATCCTGATCCTATTGTATTAGGAACTGCAATTATTTCTTATTGCAGACATATGAATTGCTTTGGATTAGAAGCAAAAGTAGATGCTTTCTTACAAAGCAGATCAGGACAAAATATCAAGTTCTATGAAGATGGGACTTTATTTATTCATGAAGTAAAATAATAGAGAGATGAATTTATACGACAAGTTAAGCCCAGAGGCTTTAAAAGTATTAGATCAGGAGATGATCAAGTTTCCTTATTCAACGAAGGCATTAATCACAGGATTAAAGGAGAACAGATACTGCTTAGATCTTACATTGAATCAATGTCATAGAGTAGCAGCAGTATTCGGTTTTGAATGCACATTGACTAACATTATAAACTTCTTTGAGTAATGGGCTATCTAGATTGGGAATTAGAAAGCTATCAGTATTATCAAGATACTACTTGTGGCGTTTGTGGAGAGTGTACTGATCCAGATTACTACGATTGTAGATGTGAAGAAGAAGAAGATGAAATACATTTAGGTATCTAGTGGTGGTTCGCTAGGTTGGTTTGGTTGAGGAGGTCTGTGGTGGATCTCCTCTTTTTTTATCCCTATTTTAGCGAATAGGGTTTTTTAATTGTATGAAGAAGGGATACTATCAAATAACAGAGGCACTTGAGAGTGCTGCATCAGCAAATGATCAGATCAACCAAGTAACTTGGGGGGATATCTTTGATCTAGATTTCAGGAAGCAGGATATGTTTCCCATTGCTCATGTAATGACAGGAACGGCAACTCTAGGAGAGAGAACCATTACATATGAGTTTGATCTTCTGGTAATGGACATCGCAGATTATAGCAAAGATCCTAAGGATCTGTATGAGGGGAATATGATGAAGCAGGATATCTATCATAGGACTCTTGCAGCAATATCTGAGATATTAGCTACCTTCAGAAGAGGGACAGAATATGATGCTTATTTCAGATTAATCAATGATCCTATTGCAGAGCCTTTTGATGAGGATATGGAGTCTACTATCTGTGGATGGAAAGCAACACTCCAGATAGAAGCAATAAACCCTAATAACATCTGCTAGATGAACGGAGAGAATACAAAGAGGGTATTAGATAAGTTTGGGAAATATCTTGTTAAGGAGTCTAGAAAGAACCTTACGAGAAAGAAGAAGAATGTAACTAATAGCCTCTATGAATCTCTGGATTATGATGTGAAGGCTATGCCGAACTCTTTTGAGTTTGACTTCCTGATGAATGAATATGGTGAATGGGTAGATAAGGGAAGGAAGGCAGGAAAGAATCCTCCATTCTCACCACTAAGGAAATGGGTAGAAGATCGCAGGATACAATTCAGAAGTAACAAAGGGAAGTTCCAGAGTTATGATCAAACGGCTTGGGCTATAGTTAAGAGCATTGGAAAGAAGGGAATACCTGCATCTAACTTTTACTCTAGACCATTTAACTTAGGGTATAGTAGATTGCCTAATGAGATAGTAGAGGCATATGCTCTAGATGTTGAGGATTTTCTAGAGTTTACAATAGAAAAATTAAACAAAGAATACAAAGATGGCAGTAATTAGCCCTGAAGGATTAGTAGCAGCAAGATCACCTCTGTTTTTTACTTGGGATGGCTCTAATAGAGACAGACTAGATGGAATGGAGTTAGAGATATATGTGTGGAGTGGAGAAGAATCTGCGAAGCCTTCAAGCCCTGTTTATACAATTAACAGAACATCAGGATTTGTAGACTTCTACCCAACGGCAGATATCTCAGCATTGATAGAGAATGAGTTTATCAATCGGATAAGCAAGTTACATAATGATGCTCTAGTATTTCAGTCTCCTGATTCGCAGTTATTTGTCCAGATAGATTATGATTTAGATTGGTTCAATACAGAATCCTCTCCATTAGGAGCAGGAACTGATACAGGATCAACAGAGATCTTTATAGTAACTCATGGATATGGTAAGTTCATTGAAGGTGCTAATAAGAAGATACAAGGACCATTCCTTCAGGAGAAATCAAGATATGCATACGAGAAGGATGCTTGGATGTTGCCTATCTATCTAGGACTTCATGGAGAGGGATTGGATATCATCTATGGATATCGTGATCGGGTGGTAGCTGATGGAGGATCTGTAGAGGCTCTATCCTGTTGTAATATCGGACTCGCTAATATCAAGGTATTGAATGATGATGGAACTAGCTATCAATATGCCGTAACAGAGTCAGATGTATATGAAACAAAGGCAGAGGAAAGAGTATTATTATTCCCTTCTGGAATTGCGAACCTTTCAAATTGGAAGGCTAATCAAGGATATGGAGGTACTGCACCTTACAATGCAAACTATTATGATGTTCAGTTATTGGATGGGTTTAATTCCGTAATTGATCAGGTTAGAGTCTACAATGAATGTGAGCCTAAATATGATCCTGTTTCTCTTTATTTCGTGAATAGATATGGCGCATGGGATTATGTAACATTCTTGAAGAGATCAGATGTTGATCTGAATCTAGATAAGGAAGTATATAGATCAGTTATTGGTAATGCTTCAGCATCTGGATATACTTGGGGTAATCAATCAAGAGGTGTAAGATCATACAATCATCAAGTGAATCACAAGATGACTCTAAATACAGGATTTGTATCAGAGGATTATAGTGAGGTTATGGAGCAACTCCTAATGAGTGAGTATGTTTTGATGGTGTTTAATAGAAAGACAAGCCAATCAGGATCTGAATTCAATATATCTCAGGAACAGAGAGCAGTAAATGTCCTTACTAATTCATTAAGATTACAGAAGCACATCAATGATAAGACTATCAATTATACGATAGATATTGAGATGGCTAACCCTGAGAATGCAATGCTATGATAGAGATCTATATTGGATCAGAGAGATTAGATACATTCAAGGATGAGGATGTGAATATTAAGTTGAACCTTCAGAATGTGAAGGATATCAGCAAACTATTTACGGACTATACTCAGAACTTTCAAGTTCCTGCATCTAAGACTAATAATTCTGTATTCAAGCATTACTACAATGCGGATATATCAGGAGGATTCCAAGCATCACTAAGACAGGATGCTACAATGTTTGTGAATAAGGAATTATTCAGAGAGGGGAGCATTGAGTTGATGTCTGTAGATATGAAGAATGGAAAAGCTAGAGCATATGAGGTGGTGTTCTTTTCAGCAGGGGTGAATCTAAAGGATCTATTTGGTGAGGATGAATTAACAGATCTTGATTTATCAGCATATGATCATGACTATGAGGGAGGAGTGATTAGAGGAGCGATGGAAGGAACTACTCCTCTTCATTCTGGGAATGTCATATATCCATTGATATCTCCTGTGGGAGATTGGCACTATGACTCATCATCTTCAGATCATGATGATAATGATATAGCATACCATAGTCAGAATGATGATCATGGGCTAGATTACTATGAGTTGAAACCTGCTATCAGGATCAGCAAGTTGATAGATGCTATTGAAGCGAAGTATTCAATCACCTTCACATCTACCTTCTTCACTAATTCTAAGTTCACAGATCTATTCTTATGGGGACATAGGAGAGAGGGATATATGTTCAAGGATCAGCCTAATGGCTTTACGGCTCAGAAGATAAACTTCACCTCAGCCACAGGATTGTTTGATGCTACAACAGATCTGTATACCAACAATAATATAATAACATCCCTGATATGGAAATACACTATTGCATCTACTAATGACTATCAGGTGCATTGGTATGTAAATGGGGTATATGTAATGAGCAGACAACATTCAGGAAATGTTACCAATCAGGAGGTATATCTAAACGCATGGCTCAAGGGAGGTGATCAGGTTCAAATGAGATTCTCACCGCCAATAGATTGGGGAGGAGAGACAATAACAATTACATCTAGCAATATATCAGGTAGACCTTCAGAATTATCAGCAGATGTATTTACGGCAACCACTAGCACATCTCAATCATTTAGCACTGATGTGATCATGAGTGATCAGATGCCTGAGCAGAAGGTCTATGATTTTATGATAGGTCTAGTGAAGATGTTTAATCTAGTGATTGAGCCAACAAGCAGAACTAAGTTCATAGTAGAACCACTAGATGATTGGTATGCTTTAGGATCTAACTATGATATTACTGATCATGTAGATATATCTTCTGAGAATATCCAGAAGCCAGAACTCTACAGAAGAATCTCATTTAATTATCAGGAATCGGGTTCATATCTAGAAGAGGATTTTAGATTAAGGAATGGAGATGTAGGGTATGGAGATCTGAGAGCAGATTTTAGTTTTGATGGAGGAGAGTTATCTACGGAATCTACTTTTGAATTAATGAAATATCAGAAGCTAAATGATCTTAGTGGAGGTGTTACAGGATTCCTAGTAGGTAAGAGTATTGATAAGGAGGGTGATCCATATATAGGTCAGCCTGTAATCTTTTATTCACCTGCTACCTTGAATATATCTTCTAAGCCAATTGGATTCTTAGATGAAACAGGATTAACAGATTCAAATCCTACTAACCAAGTATATCTATGTGGGAATATAAATAACAGAGTTGCAGCGAGTGTAACGCAAATGCTAACCTATGGACTTGAAGTTGATCCTCTTCATGAGCAAAGTTTCGTGCAGACCTTATACAATCAATTCTGGGAAGATTATATCACAGATCTCTATTCAACTAGCAGAAGGGTATATCAAATGAAGGCAATACTTCCTTTTAAGGTCGCTGCTCAGTTGAGAATGAATGATAAGATAGATATCAATGGGAGGAGATATGTTATTAATGAGATCCAGATAAACCTCAGAACAGAAGAGGCTACTTTGGAACTTCTAAACGATGTGTGATGGAGTTGGGTTTTATAATTGAGCAACTTCAGAAACAGGAAGCTACAGATCAGGATATGAGGATAGCTAAAGGAGAGTGGAAGATTATCACTAAATGGAGTGAAGCAAAAGAACAGATTAGATGTCAGTTAAGAAAGAAATAGAAATCAATGTAAATTCTAAAGGTGCTAAGAAGGGCATTGATGATGTTAGTAGTAGCATTGAAGGTGCATCAGAGGCAACAAGTGGGCTAACAGGATCTCTAGATAAGATGACAGGTGGTGCTATCTCAGGATTTAAGGGTGTAGTATCAGGAGCGAAGAAAGGTGTAATGGCTATGAAGTCTCTGAAGGTTGCTATTGCAGCAACAGGGATTGGTGCTATTGTCATTGCGGTAGTAGCCTTAGGAAAGGCTTTCACTTCAAGTGAGGAAGGACAAAACAAGTTTGCTAAGATCATGGGAGTGATCGGATCCATAACAGGAAACCTTGTTGATATTCTTGCTGACTTAGGAGAGAAGTTAATATCAGCATTTGAGAATCCTAAACAGGCTATTACTGATTTTGGTAATCTTATAAAGCAGAACATTCAGAACAGACTAGAGGGAATGTTAGAGTTTATACCTGCGGTGGGTAAGGCTATAAGCCTTGCATTTAAAGGAAAGTTTAAAGAGGCAGGAAAAGTAGCTGCTGATGCAGCAGGAAAGGTTGCTCTAGGTGTAGAGAATGTTACAGATAAGATTGCAGATGCTACTACCAAAACAGGAGAGTTCATTGCTGAACTTCAGAGAGAAGCAGTCATTGCAGGTCAGATCGCAGACAAGAGAGCAAAAGCGGATAAGGTAGAGAGGAGTTTAATTGTAGAAAGAGCAAAAGCAAACCGAAATCGTGCTGAACTTTTAGAGAAGGCAGTTAATAAGGAACTATTCACCGCACAGGAGAGAATTGAATTTCTGGAACAAGCAGGTCAGTTAGAGGATGAGATAACTAACAAGGAGATTCAAGCAGCTAAGTTAAGATACGATGCTAAGGTTGCTGAGAATGCTTTATCAAAAAGCACAAAGGAAGATCTAGATGAAGAGGCTGCATTAAAAGCTAAACTTATTGATTTAGAAACGGCTAAATTAACAAAGCAGAAATTAGTAACATCTCAGATTGTCGCTGCTAAGAAACAACAGGAAGCAGAAGAAAAAGCTATTCAAGCAGAGATAGATAAAGCAAATGCTGAGAGCGCAGCAGCAGAACAAGAGGCTATAAAAGCAGAAGCCGAAGCAAGACAGAAGATCCTTGAGGCTACTTTAGGAGCGCATGATCTAGAGTTGATGAAAGCGAAGGATAAGTATCAGGCACTTATTGAGGAGGCTGAGAAGTATGGTATTGATACAACGAATCTAGTAACTGCTCAAGCAGAGGAGATCAATAAGATCAACGCTAAATACGATAAGGAAGATTCTGATCGTAAGAAGAAGAAAGCAGCAGATGATAAAGCAGTTCAGGAAGCTACCTTAGGTGCTATATCTGGAGCATTAGGATCTTTAAGCGAATTAGCAGGTAAGGATGCAGCGAGTGGAAAGGCATTAAGTGCTGCTCAGGCAGTAATCAATACATATCTAGGTGCTACTAAGGCATTAGGTCAGGGAGGTATTGCAGGTCCAATTGCAGCAGCAGGAGTTATTGCTTCAGGTATTGCATCGGTGAGAAAGATCTATGCTACTCAACTTCCTGCAACGGCAGGAGGTAGTGGTGTTGCATCATCTCCTAGACCACAGATTTCAGTGCCTAGTGTAAGCCCTAGATTGTCATTAGATACTCAAGTATCAGATCTAGGTAATCAGATCACAGAATCATTAGGACAAGCACCATTAAGAGCATATGTGGTGAATCAAGATATCCAGAATGCGGATAAGATGAATAGGAAAATAGAAACAACGGCAACATTCGGTTAATATGAAGTTTTTTGAGTTAGTATTAGATGAGGAGAAACTCCTTCATGGTATAGATGCGATATCAATAGTTGAGCATCCTGCTATAGAGGAGGATTTTATCACAATGAGTAAGGATCATAAGTTTGAATTCAAGGAAGTAGATCAGGAGAAGAAGATCCTGATGGGAGCAGCAATGATTCCAGAGAAGCCAATCTACAGAGTTGATGGTGATGAGGAGTATTATGTATTCTTTACAAAGGACACAATCCGCAGAGCATCTGAATTGTATCTGATGAATGGTAAGCAGGGCAATGCTACTCTAGAACATCAGGAGAAGATATCAGGCTTATCATTAGTTGAGAGTTGGATCATAGAAGATCCAGAGAAGGATAAGAGCAGAGCCTATGGCTTAGACTATCCTGTAGGAACTTGGATGGTAAGTATGAAGGTCAATAATGAGGATATCTGGAATGAATATGTCAAAAGTGGGAAGGTCAAAGGATTCAGCATTGAAGGATGGTTCATGCAGCGAGAGTCGGCTATTGAGATCAATACAGAATTATCTAGAATTGAATCAGAAGAAGCAGACCACCTGCTCTCACTTTATCTTCTGGGAATAACTAAGGGAGTTCTAAAGAACGATAAGAGATACAAGAATGGAAAGAAGTTGGAAATGGAATCATACAGAGACTATCCTGATTCAGTTTCTAACAATGCAAAGAAGGGGATTGAACTCAATGAGAAGCAAGGGAACAAATGTGCTACTCAAGTGGGTAAAGTCAGAGCGCAGCAGTTAGCCCAAAAGCAGCCTCTATCAGTTCAGACTATTAAGAGAATGTATTCTTACCTAAGCAGAGCGCAGGAATATTATGATGAGGGAGATACCACATCCTGCGGATATATCTCGTATATGTTATGGGGAGGATTATCTGCTAGGAGATGGGCAGAGAGTAAATTAAAGGAATTGGATCAGATATGAAAATAACCCAAAATTGTTAATAATAGTTGTTTAATTAGAAAAGTTCAGAAAAATGAATCTACAAGAAGTATTCAAAAAGATTGAGATGGCTCTTACACCTAGTGAAGATGCTACTCCTGAAGTTCAGGCAGAAGTGCAAGAAGAAGTAAAAGTTGAAATGGCTACAATGAATCTCGCAGGAGGTGTTGTAGTTGAAGCAGAATCATTTGAGGCAGGTGAGAATGTATTCTTACTAGGTGAAGATGATGAGAAGGTTGCTGCTCCTGTTGGAGAGCATGAGTTAGAAGATGGTCGCATTCTCGTTATTGTTGAGGAAGGTGTGATTGCTGAGATTCGTGAAGCAGGTGAAGAAGTTGCTGAGGAAGTAGTAGAGGAAGAAGCTACAGAGGAAGTTATGGAAGAGCAGGAAATGGCTTATGTAACTAAGGAAGAGTTTGGTGCTGCTATTGATGAGTTAAAGGAAATGATCGCAGGTATGATGCCTAAGGAAGAGCAATCTGCTGATGAAGTTTCTGAAGAAGTTGAAATGAGTACAGAGGAGGTAGAGATGAGTGCTGATGAAGCACCTGCTGCTAAGAAAGTAGCTGCTGCACCTGTAGATAAGAAACCAGATATGGTGAAGTTCAGCAACAAGGCTGGTGCTACAACCTTATCTCGTGTAATGAGTAAATTATCCTAATTTAAATAAAGAAGAAAAATGGCTACAACCACTTCAATTACTACCACATATGCTGGTGAATTTGCAGGGAAATATGTTTCTGCTGCATTATTGAGTGCCGACACTATTGAGGGTGGCGGTATTACTATTAAACCAAATGTCAAGTACAAAGAGGTTTTAAAGACAATGAACTTAGATGCTATCACTAAAGATGCAACTTGTGATTTCTCTGATACTTCTACACTTACTTTGGCTGAGAAGGTTCTTACTCCGAAGGAGATGCAAGTGAACCTAGAATTGTGTAAATCTGACTTTGTATCGGATTGGGAAGCGATCTCTATGGGTTATTCTGCATTCAGTGAGTTACCTGCTAACTTCGCTGATTACCTAATCGGTTATGTTGCTGCTAAAGTAGCTGCAAAGAATGAGACTAACATCTGGGCAGGTGCTGATGCTAGTGAGGGTGAGTTTGATGGCTTTACTGCTCTATTGGCTGCTGATGGTGATGTAGTAGATGTAGTAGGTACTTCAGTTACTGCTGCTAATGTTATTGATGAGTTGGGTAAAGTAGTTGATGCTATCCCTGCTGCATTGTACGGAAAAGAAGATCTTTACATCTATGTATCTCAGCATATCGCTCGTGCTTATGTTCGTGCTTTAGGTGGGTTCGGTGCTAATGGCTTAGGAGGCAATGGTGTCGCTTCTAATGGTACTACTTGGTACAACGGAGGCGATCTAGCCTTTGATGGTGTTAAGTTGTTTGTTGCTTCTGGTATGCCTACTAATGATATGGTAGCTGCACAAAAATCTAACTTGTTCTTCGGTACAGGTTTGTTGAGCGACCACCAAGAAGTGAAATTACTAGACATGGCTGATCTTGATGGATCACAAAATGTTCGTGTAGTAATGCGCTTTACGGCAGGTGTTCAGATTGGTATCGGTGCCGACATCGTATACTATACTTAATAGTTGATTGATTAATCTAAAAGGGGCAGGTAGGCTAGTGCTTGTCTGCCCTTTTTTTTATACTTATATAATATGGCGTGTGCTTTAACAAAAGGAAGAAACGAACCCTGTAAGGATGTAGTAGGTGGTATCACTGCCGTTTACTTTGCTGACTTCGGGACATTAGGTGCGATCACCTATGATGGAACAGATACGGATGTGATTGATTCATTTGGAGGAACTCCAGATTGGTTTAAGTTTGAAGTAAAAGGAAACTCTAGCTTTGAGCAGACAATTACTTCATCTCGTGAGAATGGAACAACCTTCTATGATCAGGTATTGAATCTTACATTCAAGAAGATGACTAAGCAAACTCACAATGAGTTAAAATTATTGGCTTATGCAAGACCTCATGTAGTGGTAGAAGATAACAACGGCAACAAGTTCCTTATGGGATTAGATTATGGTGCTGATGTTAATGGTGGTACAATCGCTACAGGTGCTGCGATGGGTGATATGTCTGGATATACTTTGACATTCAATGGTCAGGAGAAGATTCCTGCTAACTTCGTAGATGCTACGATTACTGCTGATGCTTCAACTATTAGTGATATCTAAGATCAGATCCTGATAGAATCAAAAAAGCCCTTCCATTACGGAGGGGCTTCTTTTTTGGTAGCAAGGCTACCTAAGAGAGATGAACAGGGCAAATATAACCATTATATTCCTTTTGGGTTTTATAATTAGATGATTATTGTAGAAGAAAATACAACTCCACAGATAACTATGTATCTCAGGGACTTTGCAACAGAGTCTTTTGAGATGGAAATTATCTCTGAGGGTGAAAGAAAGGAGAAGGTAGATACGGCAATATCTGGATCATATAATGATTTCAGAAAGGTTCTAACCTTCTCTTATGATGTTTCGGCTTTATCGGCAGAGGCTTTTTATGTGATCAAGATTTGGGAAGTGGGGAAAATCAAACTACTTTCACAAGATAAGATGTATATCATTCCTTCAGGATCTAGTGTAGCTACTTACCAACCAAAGCTATCTACAACAGACAAAACGATGGATAACGAGTTTAAGATTTATGGAGAGTAATTTCAAGTTTGTTCAATTATCTAGTTATACTAGCCCTGTTGTAAGTGAGAATGCTAGAAAGGGATGGGTAGAGTATGGAGATAACAATGATTATTTTCAATACTTGATAGATCGTTACAATGGATCTCCTACAAATAATGCAGTAACCTCTGGGATCATTGACATGATCTTTGGTCAGGGAATTGATGCTACAGATTCAGGTAAGAATCCAGAAGGATATCTTCAGTTAAAGAAACTCATTAAAGATGAGGAATTGAAGAAGGTAATCAATGATTACTATATGCTAGGCAATGGTGCTTTTCAGTTGATCTATAATCAGAATAAGAGTAAGATCGTTGAGGTATATCATATGCCTGTAGAATGTCTGAGAGCAGAGAAGTGTAATGATGAGGGAGAAGTTGAGGCATACTATTATGCTTATGATTGGGATGAGGTTAGAAGCAAGAAAGGTGTTGATCGCATTCCTGCTTTTGGCTTTGGCGAACAAGGAGATAAGGTTGAGATCTTATACTTCAGACCTTATCGCAGTGGTTCTTACTATTACTCTCCTGTTGATTATCAAGGTGCTTTACCTTATGCAGAATTAGAGGGTGAGGTAGCGAACTACCATATCAATAATATCAAGAACGGACTTGCGCCTTCTATGATAGTAAACTTTAATAACGGAGTGCCTCCTGAGGAGGAAAGAGATATCATAGAATCTCAGATCAAGCAGAAGTGGGGAGGAACATCTAATGCAGGGAAATTCATTCTAGCATTTAATGATAGTGCGGATACTGCTGCTTCTATTGAAGCTATTCAGTTATCTGATGCTCATAATCAATATCAGTTCTTATCTCAGGAGTCTCAGCAGAAGGTTCTAGTAGGTCATAGAATCACTTCTCCTATGTTATTTGGGGTTAAGGATCAGACAGGTCTAGGAAATAATGCTGATGAGATTAAAACGGCTTTCACCTTGTTTGATAATAGTGTGATCAGACCTAAGCAGAATCAGGTAATTAATGCTATTGATCAGATCCTAGCTTTCAACAATGTTGCTTTGAATCTTTACTTCAAGACTCTTGCTCCTTTGGAGTTCACAGATGTTGAGGATGTAACGGATCAGGAAGTGATTGAGGAAGAAACAGGAATCAAGATGGCTGCTGATCCAGAGTTCACGAAAGAGGATGAAAGAGAGTGGTTAGAATACCTTGCTGATAAGGGTGAGGATGTTAATGAAGAGGAATGGGAATTAACTGCGGTGCAGGATGTGGATGATCCAGATAATGAGGATCAGATCGTAGAAGCTATCACATCGGTTAGCATGGCGGCAGTTTCATCATATGGTGATGCTGAGGAGAGATCTTCAGGAGATGCAGGGATGTTTAAGATTCGCTATAGATATTCAGGCAATTTAAAAGATAACTCAAGAACATTCTGTGTTGAGATGGTTGGATTATCTGATTCAGGTAAGGTCTATAGAAAAGAGGATATCAATCAAATGAGTTTCTCTGGAGTTAATGGTCAATTCTCGCCTAAGGGGAGAAGCACATATTCTATCTTCAAGTATAAGGGAGGAGCATATTGTCATCACAAATGGGAGCGACTAATTTACACTAGAAAGAGATCAGGAGGTAAATTCTTACCTAAGAGCGAGACAGAGGCTTTAGAGAATGATAAGAGAGTAGCACCTTCACAGGCATCGGCAGCAGGTGTTCCTCAGAGTAAGATCAATCCTAAGGATTATGATATTGCAAATACTCGCCCTATTGATACACCGACCAGAGGAAAATTAAACTAATATGGCACAGGTACTATTTGTCAGCCCTGCTGATGTTATAAAGAGAACAGGAATTAACGGCAATGTTGATCGTGATCAGATGATTCAGTTCATTAAGATCGCTCAGGATATCCATATTCAAACTATTTTAGGAACTAAGCTATTCAATAAGATAGCAAGTGATATTAATGGCGATACTTTAACAGGAGACTATTTAAGCCTTTTCACGAACTATATTCAGGATATGGTAATCCACTATTCAGCGATAGAGATATTGCCTTATATCCACTTTAAAGTAGCAAATGGAGGCATCTATACTAAAGGATCTGAGAATGGAACGAATGTTACTAAGGAAGATCTGGATTATTTAGTTCAGAAGGAGAGAGATATTGCGGAGCATTATGCTCGTAGATTTGTAGATCACATGGCTTTCTACAACTCAAAATATCCAGAGTATAATACTTCATCTAATGATGATATGTACCCTAGTAAGAATCAGAACTTCAATGGATGGGTTTTATAATTAAGAATACTTACAAGCCTAAGCAGGAGAACATCCAGAAGCTAAAGAAGTATCTCATGAAAAAGAATAAGAAATGAGTTGGGGAGCAATATACGGAAGCACTTGGTGGGGTTCACAGAACTCTATCAACTTCAATGAGATTAGCTACTACATCTATGCAGTAGATGAGTTAAAGACACGAGCATTAGCTGATGGTGCTATTATGGAGGGCTTTGGATGTGCTGCTGAAGACATACGCATATTCCCACAAGCGGATAGAGGCAGACAAT